GGGTTGCGCCGGGTTGCCCATACCGCAAAGTATTCCCAAAACGGATATATTTCTGGAAGTTGGCTAACTTTCACTTTTGGGGTTGCGCCGGGTCGCCCATACCGCAAAGTATTCCAGAAACGGATAATTTCTCTCGCTCACAACATCCAAATCCGCCCTAACAACGATTATGACATACTCATATCATTGGGTTGCGCTGGGTTGCCGAAAAATGTCTTTTCCTTGCTGGGTCGCCCCGGGTTGCCCAAAAGTAAGTTTTCTACGAAATTATTGGATTACTATAGAATGGACACCACTTACGATTACTTCATAAGAGTGGTCTATAAGGTGTCTATGGGAAATCCAATGGAAGCCTACGCCCTTTGGAAGTTCCAAAAAATCATCTATGGGCAATAGTTTGCGGAATGGGCAACCCGGGGCAACCCCGAAAGTGAAAGTTAGCCAGAACGAAAGTTAGCCAACTTCGGAACTTCTCTGCGTTTCTGGAATACTTTGCGATATGGACGACCCGGCGCAACCCCGAAACATTCTCCCCACTCTGAATAGTATGAGTTCATCGGGTCTCCAGAATTCTTGGGTGGCTTCATCACAAGGGCAAGGGAATAGCGGAGTTTCCACCCTTAACAACCTTTCTGGCGGATTGAATATAACAAGCACTGCGGGAAGTGTAGCCATTGTCGCTTCTGGAAATTCAATAGACCTTGCGGTATCTGGAACGCCCTCAGCCCCCGGAGTAGCCACAATCCAAGGGCTTTCCGGTAATCCAACCTTTGTTGTGAATAATGGATTGTCAGTTTCTACGGCGGGTCAAACAATTGTCTTAGGATATACCGCTCCGCCAGTTGCCGTCCAGAGTGTCTTAGCGGGAACAAACATCACATCAGTAGTGAATGATGCGGGTGCTTGGACAGTCAATGCGCCAAACGTTCCAGTCCAGAGTGTCTTAGCGGGAACAAACATCACATCCGTAGTGATTGATGCGGGTGCTTGGATAGTCAATGCGCCAAACCCTCCAGCAGTTCCAGTCCAGAGTATCTTAGCGGGAACAAACATCACATCCGTAGTGAATAATAAGGGTGCTTGGACAATCAACGCAAACAACCCTCCAGTAGTTCCAGTCCAGAGTGTCTTAGCGGGAGATTACATCACTTCCGTAGTGAATGATGCGGGTGCTTGGACAATCAACGCAAACAAGCCTCCGTCAATAACAGTTAGCAATATAACAGATGGAACAAACACAACAGTATCAAATGTAGGAACAGTCTATAGTGTCAATGCGGTTGTCCCAGTCCAAAGTATAGTAGGTGGAACAAACACAACAGTATCAAACAACCCCGCAACGGGCGTTTGGACTATTAATTCCTCCATTCCAACCTATTCAATTTCACCCACTATCACTGCGGATGGGGATATTGACCCCGTTGGGCTTGGTATCGGTAATTATGTAGTATATTATTCCACGGGCAACCCAAGAACCCTAACAATCCCCACGACTTCAATGCCCGGGGATGGCTGGTTCTGTTTTATTAAAAATGGTAATCCACCCGGTGGCGGTGGTTTAGATATTGTCATAAACGCAAATAGCCCATCAGTCCAAATAGGAATTCTCCACCAGAACACATCAACAAGCAATTCATCATTCCAACTCCTTTACTATTCAACGACTGGTTGGAAACTCGGATAAGACTTCCAGAGTTTTGATAATCCCAATGAGTTTTTCCCTTTCCCTTTCCAAACTCTCCGATAAAGCATTATTCCTACATTCTATCCAGATGTCATAAAGAGCCATCTGTATAGCATTCAACCGCTCAATCAATGCCTCAATATTAAGTCTCGGCATTCTAATAGATGGACACTATTTCAACCGCCACCTTGAGTTCTGTCGGCGTAGTTATTTTAGGGTTTGCGGTAGCGGTATGGCGGAAACTCAAGGGGAAGCGTCTAATATCGGACTGTTGTGGGAAGACACTTGAGGTTGGTCTTGATATTCGTGATATGCCTCATTCGCCAGTATCTCAAGGAAAGACACATCATCTTGAGCCTCAGTCTTCGGAAGCCAATCAGCAAAATCCTTCCGAACATCGGAGAAGAGAACACTGGCATCACTGGGGGACAAGAACCGAACAATCTGGGAAAAAGCATCCCTACCAGCAATCTGAGGGGGCAGAGATTTCTCCCTCATCCTCTGCGTCAGCCAGTTCTGGCACCAGTGAATGTGAGAACGCCCCAAAACGACCTTTGTATGTAGCACCTTCCTTGCCTCACTCAGAGTTAGATTGAGTTTCTCCGGCTTGAAGAGCGCTAAGGGCTTCTCAATAACGACCTTTGCCTTCTTGGCTTGTTGAGTGGAAAATGGACTGGTCATACTCATTATATACCTACCTTATAGAGATGAATAAAAAAACTGAGCAAGGAATGGGCAAACTGAAGTCTTATGCTCTCTCCGACGCAGACATTCGCAAGATATTAGGCAATGACATTAGCATTATAACTTACCCTCAATTGGGGCAAATGGAGACCATCAATCAAGCCTTTGATAGCAAGGGGCGTTGTATAATGTTATATTTAACGGCAGATAGTCATTCCGGTCATTGGGTATGTATGCTAAATAAAGGAGACACAATAGAATACTTTGACCCTTATGGTGAAGCCCCAGAACAAGCCCTTGATGATGTCCCTAACTCTAAACTCCAAGAACTTGATGAGGCTTCTCCATATCTTACCCAATTATTACGAGCGTCCGGGAAGAAGGTTGTATATAATCATTATGCCTTCCAAAAGGACAAGGCAGACGTGAATACTTGTGGGCGACATTCAGTCGTGAGATGCTTGTATGCGCCGTATTCAATCACGAAATACAAGAAGGTAATGGACGCGACGGGAATGTCTCCCGACAACTTCGTCAGTGCCTTAACCGCACAGAAACTCGGTAAGTAAAATAATATATAGGTTCATCATAGAATGAGCCGAAGACAAACAAGTCATTGGGAGAGCATAGGTTCAACGGCAGACCCAGATGTCCTTTATTACAATGCGACTATCGTCAATAACAATACGGACGACCAGTTGAATGGATATGCCTTCCAAGACCCGTTGATTAAGTTCAACGAAACTCGTGATACTGCCTTGGTGCGTGATGCGTCTCAGTATCAATTCAGTATCATCCGGTGCGTCGTGAATGGCGGTAATTTGGACTTGCCACTCTTCATTCCGAGCATTCAGTCTGGAACGGGTCAGACGGATGTGGATTTGACAGAGTATGGCGTTGGCGTGAGTATAACCTTCTCATATCCCGACACGACTGGTGGCTTAACTTCAGTGTATGCCTTAGCGCCCCCTATTTCCTATGTGGAATACATCCCGGAAATTCAGAACCCAGTCTTAGCCCCTACTCCAAATGCTCCTTGCGCCCCCACATACCGAGGGCTTTATAATGCTCTAACGGCGTATTCTAAGGGTGATATTGTCAGCACCCTTCTTGGAGGCTCTCCACCTTTCTATGTGGCTAATTTTGCGGGTATTCCAGTTGGAACTGACCCTACGACACAACAATACGACCCAATCACTGGAGCGCAGTATTGGCTACAGACTGGAACAGAATTAGGCAGACCCCAAGATGTCAGCACGAGATACTATTGGGTTCAGACCTTCCAGCATTGGGTGGATTTAGTGAATACGGCAATTGATACGGCAAATGAGAATGCCTACAATGCCTTCAATTTACTATGGACGACAAACCCCGGCAATACTCCCGCTAACAATCCATTCACCTTAGCCCCGGCAACGACCCCAGTCTATGCGAATTGGGTGAAGGTCTTCCCCAGCCCCATAATGTCTTGGTCTTCCAGCACGGGTCTCTTCTCAATCACTTACCCGGCTCTTTATAGTCAGCCCGGTCCGGCAGCAATTGCTAATTTCAGCAATATCTATGCGGGTCTATGGTTCAACCAGAATATGGCGGGTCTCTTTGCGAACTTTAACGCAACATATTTCAACACTGCGTCCGGCGATAACAATCCGCCGAATACCTTGGTCTATCCTTCCGGTTATGCGGTGAAGATGGTTGTAGAGCCTCTCAACTTTGGTGCGAATTACTTGAAGAATTCAGCCATCTACCCCGTCCCAGTTTCTCCGGCATACACTGGCGATTGGCTTATAATGACGCAAGAGGCAACATCCACAAGCACACTATGGTCTCCGGTAGATAGTATAGTTTTTGTGACTGGTCTCCTTCCAATCCAGAACGAACAGACGGCACCTCCAAATACCTATGGTGTAGGGAATATTGGAAACTCTACGGCAACGGCTCCTTCAGCCTTCCTTCCCATCCTTACGGATATTGCGAATGACCTTGCCCTTGACCCCTTCGCATACCGCAAGATGATTTACTACGCCCCCACGGCTGAATACAGAATGGCGGATTTCCAGAACTCCAAGGCAGAAATCAGAACAATTGATGTTCAACTCTTCTGGCGGAACCGGCTGAATAACGAACTCTACCCGATGTCAATGTATAACCTTTCATCCGTTTCAATCAAAATGATGTTTAGAAAGAAGAACTCTTTAATTTCCGGTCTCGCAAAATCTGAACGCACCACACTCTACTAAGTCTTAGTTCCCGGATATAAAATATCCACAGACTAAAAATTATAATGTTGCTTGAAAGTATAGAATGAGCGCTGATATTCAGAAGGAGAGCGTTTTTGACGACCGCATCATCCAGAGCGCCCCCCGCTACGCCGTTGAGAAGGGCGCACTTTCTCTCAC